ATGCTAGATGGTAGAGAGGTTCCAAATTGTGTTCCCATAAAAGATGAAATGAGTGAAGATGGGTCTTATTTTATTGGTGATTTTGCTAGCTATGATGATTACCCTGAACTTATCAGTCAAAATGCGCAAAAGGTATTAGATTATATTGAAAGAACTGGTAATCCAAATAATTGTATGACCCAAGTTGGCAAAGTTAGAGCACAGCAATTAGCACAACGCAAACCCATCTCAATAGAAACAGTTAAGCGCATGAAGGCTTATATCACAAGACATCAAAAAGATTTGCAAGCAAGTAAGTCATATGACGATGGTTGTGGATTATTAGCAATGGATGCATGGGGTGGAGTTGAAGCTTTGCCGTGGGTTGAAAGAACAATATCCAAGTATGAAGAAATGAGTGCTGAAACAGAAATGGTTTTTTCAGTATTTAATAGTGAACAAAGGCTTGTTGTAGGCCCTGCTATGATACCTGATAAGATGATTATTAGGAGAAATGAAATAACAGGGAATATTTATTATGTATACTTCACAGCAGAAACCATCAAAAAGCTTCAACAGAAGTTTATGATGGAAAAATTGCTTGATAAGACAAATATAGAACATCAGAGAAAGTTCTTGAAAAATGTTGATGTAGTTGAGAGTTGGATTGTGGAAGATGAACAAAAAGACAAACAACAAGTTTTTGGAATGAGTTACCCTAAAGGAACATGGATGATTTCAATGAAGGTTAATGATGATGAAACTTGGAACAAAGTTAAAGATGGTAAATTGAGAGGATTCTCAGTTCAAGGATATTTCTTAGAGAAAGCTAAATTTAACTCACAAGACGAACAATTATTACAAGAAATAAAAAATATTCTCAAACAAGTTGTATGATGAATTACCGAGACGCTATAAGAAAAATAAATAAACTATTTGGTTTCCAAAAGTTTAACTCCTATAAAATAAAAGATTCTGACCAAGAATTGGTTTTACAAAATGATTTGGCTTTAGATGAGCCTATTTATGTTATAACCGATAATGGACAGCTTCCTGCTAGAGATGGTGAGTATATACTTGAAGATACAACCAAAATAAAAATTCAGGACGGAAAGGTCCAAGAAATAAAATACGATATGGAAAAGAAAGAAAGCTTCGTTGAAGCCGCTTTGAAAGATGGTACAATCGTTAAATCAAATACATTCGATGTAGGCGAGGAAGTCAAAGTTGTAAGTCCAGATGGTAAAGAAAGTCCAGCACCAGACGGGGAACATGAATTGTCCCTTAAAGATAGTGAAGGAAAAGAAGTACTTATAAAGATTATAACTAAAGACGGTAAAATCGTTGAAAGAGAAAATGTAGAACTTCCTGCTGCTGAAGCTAAAGAAGTTGAAGAAGGAATGGGAATGGTCCCTGAACTTTCTCAAGGTAACGATATCATTGATAGCGAATTCAAAAAAATTATGATGGAGAAGTTAGAAGGTCTAATCTCCAAAGTCGATTCAATTGCTAGTGATTACGAAGATATGAAGAAAAAAGTATCTAAGTTTTCTAAAGAACCAGCAGGTGAGCCGGTAAGACAATCAAAGAATGTAATTTCTGAATATGAAACAGTAAAAAACAACCATATTCAGCAATTGATTAACATCAGAGCTAACGCTATGAATAAAAAATAAAATAAAACAAAAACCAAAAAAACTATGGCAAATAAGAAATATGATTTCGGTTTTAATCTTTCATCCCTTGCATCTTATACAGATGAGGTTGGTGGTGAATGGATTAGAAGAGCTATACTTGAAGGTGAAACAGCTAAGATTATCAAGGTACAACCTGGTATCAAAGGGTCTCAATCAATCAATTTGCTTGATTCTACTTTGTATGTACAGGACGGAACTTGCGGTTGGACTTCAAGTGGTTCTACAACTTACACTCAGAGAGACATTACTGTGTGTAACTACAAAGTAAATGAAGCTTTGTGTCCTGCAGACCTTAACGATTACTGGTTAGGTCAATTATTAACTCCTGGTTCATACAATGAAACAGTACCATTCGAGCAACAAATCGCTGAATTGAAAACTGCACAGATTTCTCAATACATTGAGAACTTGATGTGGCAAGCTTCTTCTGCGTCAACTTGTTTCTCTGGATTCAAAGAACTTTTCGCACAAAATGGTACAGGTGCAACTACTGTAACAGGTGGTATCGTTGTAACAGGTCAATCTGCAATCTCTGCAGTATCAGCTTTGACTCAAGTGGATAACTTAATCCAACAAATCCCTGATGATGTTGTTGACAGAACTGACTGGGTTGTTTTCATGTCACATGCAAACTACAGAAAGTATTTGATTAACTACAGAACAGCTAACTACTATCATTTCAACCCTGAGAATTCTTACCAAGATTTCAAAACATTCCATCCAGCTACGAACATCCTTGTTCATCCAGTTGGAGGTTTGAATAACTCAAATCTTGTTGTATTAGCTCCAGCAGGTTATATGGTAATGGGAGTTGACCTTATGAGCGATTCTGAAACACTTAAGATGTTCTACTCTGTTGACTTCGATGAGGTTAGATTGAGAAGTAACTTCAAAATCGGTGTTCAGGTTGCTTGGCCGCAATTTGTAATCACAAACGGTCTATCTTAATAAACACAAAAAACTAAATTAAAACACTATGAGTTTATCAGCATGTTATGTTACTTCTAATATCTGCAAAGGATGTAGAGACAATGTCGGTGGTATACAAGCCGCATATGTAATAGCTGGTTGTGTAACTGGTACAACAGTAGATGCTGATGGTAAGATTCTTACTATCGGTGCTACAGGTGGAACAGTGTATAGTTATGTGTTTGAGAAAAACACAAGTACATATGTTGAAGCTATCAATGCTTCAATTGAAAACGGTACTGTGTTCTATCAGCAAGATTTGACTATGGTATTCTTTAAGCTTCAACAAGCTATTAGAAATCAGTTGAGATTACTTGCTCAAAACACTAACTTGAAAGTGATTGTTGAAACAAATAATGGTTCTTATTGGTACTTAGGTGAAACTTTCGGTATGACCTTAAGTGCTGGTAGTGGTGAATCAGGAACAGCTTATGGAGACAGAAATGGTTATTCAGTAACCTTGACTGGTCTTGAAGCTGAACCAGCTAGAGAACTAGCTAACCCACTTAGTTCAACATTTGTCAACTTGACACTTGAATCTTGCACAGCTTGCTAAGATAAAAAATATATAAAGGGGGTCTAATAGCCCCCTTTATTTTAATTTCAAAAAAATTATGGCAAAAACTTGGGGAGTTCCTGGAAAAAGACAAACTTATTTATCACCTGGCGAGCAAATTGCAAAAATGCCGAAGGTGCCTTTGAATGCAAACCCGTTAAACGCATGGGATTATAAGAAATCAAGATATGCAAGGGTTGATTTGTATCCAAAGGCAGTTTCTGATGGTGGACAACAAGGTGGTGTAATACCGGTTGTTTCTGGACCAACGCCTCCAAGTTATTTCGAATTTACTGTTACCTCAGGAGCTACTGCACAAGATGCTTGTAGTTCATTGGTAACATTTACAATATACACAGAAGTGTTTGATGATTCAGCATGTTCTGGTGATTTAAGTGCGTGGGCTTGTATCCCGCAAGGTGTCATATCAGCATTTTCTGACCCTGAATTGACAATAGAAATAGATAATGGATTTTATGCTTCCGAATATCAAACAGGTGTTATCGGAAGTTATGAGTTTGCAGGTGCTTTCTCCAATTTTAGCATTTGTGTTGAACCAAGTCCTACCCCTACAATAACACCTACAGCTACAATTACTCCAACAATTACCCCTACATTAACTCCAACACCTAGTGCGACACCAAATATATGTATGTCAATAGGTTCTGGTTTCACTTCATCAACTTCTGTTAGAGGATTTGAAATAGTTGGAAATACTATTTATGCCGGTGGTGATTTCACTCTATATAGTGGAGCAACAGCATTAAGAATTATTGGATTAAATAACGATGGTTCAATAAATAATAGTTTTAATACTTTAAGTGGTATTACAGGAAATACTGGTGTAATTGGAATAGCTGCTCAAAGTGATGGAAAATTAGTTGTTGGTGGTAGCAGTATCACTTATTATAAAGGAAATCTAACAAAAGGTATCTTTAGGATTAACACTGATGGTAGTTATGACAATACATTTAATCCTGGTACATTTAATACTACATTGTTTAGAGCAATTTCTATTGATTCAAGTGGAAAAATATATGCTGGAGGAACATTTACAACTTATACAGGAACAACACAAAATGGTCTAATAAGGCTTAACAGTGATGGTTCCAAAGATACTTCATTTGCAATAGGTAATGGTTTCCAAACAAGTACAGATGTTAGAAATATTATAGCTCAATCTGATGGTAAAGTATTAGTTGTTGGTCTATTCTCAACTTATTCAGGAGTATCTGCTAATGGTGTTGTTAGATTAAATAACAACGGTTCAAGAGATACATCTTTTGTAATGGGTACCGGATTTGGGTCGACTACAAATGTTTTATCA